AGTATAGCGTAACATTTTCGCAAGAAAAACACCAATAAATACCGCGCTATACCGCTTTATTGCAACAATATACTGCACTTTTCGAACTGGCTTACGCCAGCCCAGCAGGGTGTCCGGGGTTCGAATCCCCGACGGGGCACCAAAAAAGCCTTGAAACTCAACGGTTTCAAGGCTTTTCTTTTTTATTTATTTTTTATTTGTTAGTAACGTGTTAGTAACAGCATCCACAAGTGTCTGCGCGTCGATGTGCGTATATATGTTTGCGGTGGTGGAATAATCGGCGTGTCCGAGTATTTTTTGGAGCATTTCCGGTGGCAATCCCTCTTTTACCGCCCGGGACGCGTATGTGTGGCGGGTGGCGTGCGGGGTCTTGCGCTCTATTCCGAGCCTGTCAAGGAGCGGGTAAAAATCACGCCTGCGGAAGTTCGCCGGGACTTTTTGCCCATCGTAGCCGGATAAAAGGAGTTCGCCATTTGCGCGACTGGAGAAGTAAGCAAAATACTGTTTCCCCTCCGGTCGAATGGGGATAATTCGGTTTCTGCCGGCTTCGGTTTTTTCGCCGCCGATCACATAATCGCCGTGACAGTCAGCCAGCGGCAAAGAAAACAGTTCCCCGATACGCATACCCGTTGCCAGCAGCATCAAGACAATTTTCGCCGCATCGCTGTTGTCGGATTCCAATTTACGGATATCTTCCTCCGTGAAGATGTCCTTTTCTTTTTTGACATTCTCCGGCAGCCGGACAAACTTTGCAAAATTTGTTGTGCAGATTTCCTCCCGGATTGCCCAGTTCGACATCTGCGTTATGAGCTGCTTGTACTTGTTCACGGTGGAATGGCTCTTGGCCATGTGCGGGTCAAGTACGGCTTGAAAGTCTGCGGTGCGGAGATCGCGAAACTTTTTCCCGTGCAACGGCGTAAATATGCGGTAGGCATTGTTATATGATTCTATCCCCTGCTTGCCGATCTCCTTGTAATGCTCCTCTTTCCACGCATCAAAGACTTCCGCAAAGGTCATATTATACCGCTCCGTTAAGCTCTTGCCGTTCAACCGCTCCAAAGCGTCCAGAGCGTCCGTTTTACGCTCATAATGCCCGATAATCACTTTGTTTTTCGCGGCCACCCAAGGCGATTTTCTACGCCCCGCCAGTTTGTATACAGTTCCGGTGCCGTTTGCCCGCTTCAATGCCTTGCGCCGCTCTGTTACCTGTTTTTTCCCACAGAGATGGCAATATACAGCGCCCGGGACAAGAGTTGTTCCGCATTTAATGCAGTTGCTCATTTTTCTGCTTCCTTGCCTTGTTTGGATTTTTTGTCCGCCGCAAGAGTGGACAATAGCACGGATGTAAGTACGCCGATTCCCACCGCCAAAAGCGCAATGACAATCCATGCAATCGTACCGGCTGTCCTGGATCGGATCAGGCCTTCGTCCTGCACACGGTAATCAAGCGCCACATACCATGTAACTATACCCAGCAGGATAGCGGACAGCAGCGATGTGATATACAGCATCGTGCGCTGCCGCCTTGCTTTTTTCTTCTGCTCCTCTGCTGATTTGGACAGCTCATCGTATGCGCCCTCTATCCGTGCAAGGCGCACATCCTCGTCATGGACTTGCTGGAGCTGCTTGATTTGGTCTTGCGCCAAAACGACCTCTACAATGCCAAAGTAACGGTCCATAGACACCCCCAGCACCTTGCAGATGGGGCCAGCCGCATACACGCCCGGCGCTTTAGATGTGGACGCGAAAAAGTTGTTAACGCTGGACAAAGGCACACCGGATTGGTCTGCTATCTCCTGCGCCGTGATGTGCTGTTCCAGTTTTGCGTCCCGACAAGTGTCCTGCAACGATTTCTCCATGTTTAATTGCCTTCTTCCCCTTTTTCGGGCATAGCCCGCATTATTTTGCAAACCCCAAATTTGGGGGTATTGCCTTTTTTCGGGATTGCACCGCCCGATTTGTTTTTGATATGGTATAGGCGCAAACGATAAACCGTTAGGTGATTCGTGGGCAATACCCTCCCCGTCCGGTGCGGGGATGGGGAGGGTAGAACAAAATTTCTATTTTTCCTGTTTTTGTTGCCCTGAACTATGCAACAAATGTCGTTTTTTAGGGTAAAGGTGAAAATGCTTTACTTGGAGGACGTACAAATGATGATTTTTCCCCAAAAATGTGGTATACTTAATGAAACACCTGTACGGGAACGGCTGAAAGAGGAAATCACGACTCTGACAGACCGCCAGGCTGAATATGTTTTAGGGAGGTTGCAAAATGAAAGAGATTGTTGGTCTATTGGTAGCAATGCTGGTCAGCTCCAATGTCTGGCTTTGGATCAATCTGTGGAATCTTAAAAATGAACATTTCGAGTTTGCAGAGCGCATGATCGGATGGCTAACAGAACTTTGCCAACAGCCATCCGAGGATGGTTCCGGCAAGTGTTCCGAGCAACCCGCCGACAAAGTATAAATCCGCCTTGCGCTCTGCCCGCTTTCTCAGAAATTCTTCGCGCTGGAGTTTCTCGACATAATGTGGCACCGTTTTCCCAAGCGCAACATCTGGAATTTTGATTTTTTCTCCATTTACTTCAATGTAATCGTTCATAGCACCCTCTTAGCTTCCAGCACAATGCCCAATAGCTTCTCGCATTGCTCATCGGTCAAACCATCAACTGCATCAAGCAACGCTTTCCGTGCTGCGCTCAATCCCTCGGCATTTATGCCGGGGGATTTTTTTATGCTTGGGTCGTCCGTTTCGCCCTTTAGCCACTCCACGGATACATTGTAGATGTCGGCAATCTGATAGACATACGAAGTATACGAAGTGCTACGCCCATTCATCCAGTCAGATACTACATTTCCGCTTTTCAAGTTCAGTTTGTTTGCGAACTCTTTTAATGCCCCATGCACAAACTTCCCGTCAGGTTTCTTGGGAATAAGCGAAAGTATGCGTGTCAGCACAATGTCCATAAAACACCAACCAAATTTGTCACAATTACCAAAATGCATATTTCTCACGATTACCTATTGCAAATCGTGAGAATATGAGGTATCTTTATATCAGGCCCACCGGAAAAGGGTTCAAAAACACCAGCCCCCACGAAAGCGGCTTTTAACAATTTCTTTTGGCAAAGGTATTGTACCGCAGTTTTTGTGGAGTGTCAAGTGTGAAAACTCATATTCATGAGGTTTTGGTGGGCGTTGACTGCGGCGGGGATAGAAAAACCGCCCCGTGCGGTAACACGAGGCGGCTGTCCGGTCACTTAGACCGGCGGTTGGACAAGGCAGACGCTGCAATCGTTTTGGTGGTCTTGCTGGTCTTTCCGCTGCTCAAAGCTTTTGACGCCTTGGACGCAACGGTCTTGCTTGTCCGCACAGAGTTTTTGGCCATTGGTTCACCTCCTTTCGTCAAGCCAACAAACGAGCGGAGGTAAACCGGCAATCCCTGCAGAAACATTGTAGCATATGCCCCCGCCGCAGTCAATGAAATCTCACATATAAGGAGGGAATGAAATTTGACATTGAGAGAAATGCGGGATAGAGCAAATCTTTCCTGCACACAGGTAGGCAAGAAACTGTTTGTTGACCAGTCCTGCGTAAGACATTGGGAATACGGAGACTGGGCGCCGGCACGGAAGTATTACAAGAAAATGGCAAAGCTGTACGGCGTGTCGGAGGAGGAGATCAAGGCTGCTGCGGAAGCTATCCGGGCGGCGAATAAGGAGGAACGATGATTAAGACGATGACGATGCAAGAGTGCATGGAGCATCTTCGGTCGCATGGGCTGAGCATTTCGCAAGACACGCTGGCAAACGGGATCGAACAGGGTGTGTATCCTTTTGGCCTGTGCGTTATCGGAGGGAAACGGCGTGTTTTTCAGATTTTTTCCAATCTGCTGGACAAGTGGATTGCGGAGCGGGAGGAGTAAACATGGACGGTTACACATTGACGCTGGTCATTATCGGGGCCGCAACGGTCAGCCATTGGTTTGTGTGGCTGGTGGACAAGCTGGATAGACCAGGCAAGTGAGAATTTGGGAGGAATGAAGATGCAAAGACATTACTACGCCATCGTGGCTGAAAAGTGCGGCGTCCGGGTAACTATGCGGTCGGAGCGCGATGTGGCCGAGGTGGGCGACCTGGTTTGCGGCAGCAATAAGGCAGCCGTATATTCCAGGTACAAGGTCATCGCAGAGCCACACTTTGTTCTGTGCGGAACCAGTGAGGACGATTTCCTGAACGCCCTGTATGCGGGGGATATTCCCCAGGTTTCCAAGGTCACCCGGGATATTTGGAAACTGGAGCCGGAAAAGGAGGATGCATCCGATGTGGACAACTGACCCGGTATGGGACGCGGAGTGCTACGCCGCAGAGCAGGACAGGCAGACCGACCGGCGCCCCGTGTGCGACTGCTGCGGGGAGCCGATCCAAGAGGATCGTGCATTGCATTACAAGGGCTTTTGGCTCTGTGGCGAGTGCGTCAGCAACAATGAGGAGTATATCGAGGAGGCGTGGGAATGAGTGAGAACGGAGGAAAAGGAATGCTTAAATCATTTGATGAACTTGTAAAACTGGATGTGCGTCCTTACTGCGATGTGCGGGATGCAAAGGACGAGAGTGGGAAAATAATTAAAGTCCCCTATCTGAGCTGGGCAAAGTGCGTGAAACTGCTGCACGAAAACGGCGCGGAATCCGTTTGGTATGCGCCAGTTGAATGCCCGGAAACAAAGACCTATCTTTGGCCGCAGGCAAAAGTAGTCACGAGCAAGGGGCGGGAAACCGAGTGCTGGTTTGTGCGGGTGCTGATCCACATTGACGGCATGGAATACACCTATGACACCCCGTTGCTGAACGGATCGCTTGTTGTATACACCGATACGCTGAACCAGCTCCGCATAAACAATGCCCTGGCGAGAGCATTTGTGAAGGGCGTGGCCGTCCGCACGGGGCTTGGATTTGACTTATGGGCAGAGGGAGATACCGACGATGGCGAGGACGATTTGAGCCGCCATAGCATTTGGGCAATAAAAGAGCGGCTGGAAAGGCTTATCACCATCAAGGAAAAGAACGGCCTTGACCACCGAGATTTGCTGGCCAGTGTTGGCATTAGCGACAAGCAGCTAAATAACCTTATGGGATATTTCGCGACGATTGACAAGCTTGAAAAGGCGGTCAGCAAACTATGATACGGAACCACGATAGGAGCGGATGGTTTGGAGCGTCGGACACGGCTGTGATTATGGGATCGTGGGGCACAGAAACATTCCGCAGATGGTGGGCTGTAAAGCTTGGTATTCGGCAAGACCATTTTGCCAATGCGGCGATGCAGGCCGGAACGGCATACGAACACAAGATACTGGATGCCGCGAATGTCCAAACGAGAGATAGGCAGATAAAAGTGCGCCGTTTGCGGCTGCGCGTGAATTACGACGGGGAAACCCGCGACATGATACACGAGGTCAAAACGCACAGCAAGCCTGTTTTTAAGGTCACCAAGGGATATTGGATGCAGTGTCAAGTGGAGATGTACGCCAGCGGATGCGGAATCTTTAGAAAACGGAAAGCCTGCCAAATCATCGCATATCGGATGACCCCGGCGGAATATGAGAATTTTTTCCTTCCGATCGACATGAATAGGCTTTCAGCTCACAAGGTCGAGTATGACAGCGAGTGGGTAGAATCGCAGTATCTCCCACGCCTGCGATATTTGGCAAAATGCTTAAAGCGCGGGAAGTGGCCGCAGTCAGAGGAGGTAATATGCAGCAAGTAACCGTTGACGCCGCGAGGTGGCAGCAGGACAGCGATGGGGCGTGGCTGTGCCTTCGGGTGCAGTCCCCCCGGGCGGCAATGGCCGTGTGTGACGAGCTGCAGCCGGACAAGCAGTATGTGGCGCAGATCAAGCGCAAGGGAAGGAGCCTTGACGCAAATGCTTATGCGTGGGTGCTGATGGATAAGCTGGCGGCGCACTATGGGATTCCGAGGAATGATGTGTATCGGGAGGAAATCAAGATCATCGGTGGCGTAAGCGATGTTCTGTGCATTGTATCAGAGGCGGCGGACGAGTTCTGCCGAAAATGGGAATCCAAGGGAACGGGCTGGATGGCCGAGCAAGGGCCGAGCAAAATTCCAGGATGCGTGAATGTGACTGTCTGGTACGGCTCCAGCACCTACGACACAGAGCAGATGTCACGACTGATTGACCAGATTGTTTCCGATTGTAGGGAGGCTAAAATCGAGACTATGACACCGCAAGAGCTGGATTCCCTGAAATCCCGCTGGGGCGAAGCCCAGCCGCTGGGGGGGTGATAAAGGTGACTGACGAGAGACGGTGTTTCCTGTGCGGCAGAAATGGCGCAAGTGACCCGCTGGACCTGCACCACATATTCCCCGGTGCATGCCGCAAGAAAAGCGAGAAATACGGCCTTGTGGTGTACCTGTGCCATAACAGGTGCCATATTTTCGCGAAAACCGCCGTACACAACAACGCCTTAAAAATGCGGCAGCTGCAAAGATACGGCCAATTAAAGGCCATGCGGGAGCAGGGCTGGACGGAAGATGACTTCCGGCGAGAATTCGGAAAAAGCTATTTGTAAGGAGGAAAAAGATGGTAAACAGAATGATTTTGCAGGGGCGGCTTTGCTCTGACCCCGAACGCAGAGCCACACAGAACGGGACAACGGTATGCAGCTTCCGCTTGGCGTGGAGCGAGAAGGTAAAGGACAGAGAAACGAAGCTGTTCCTCCCCTGTGTGGCATGGCAGGGAACGGCAGAGCTGATCTGCACCCACTTTACCAAAGGCAAGGAGATCATCGTGGAGGGCAAGCTCTCCAGCCGGGACTATGAGGACAAGGCCGGCAACAAGCGCACCGTGGTGGAGCTGACTGCCGACAAGGTGCATTTCTGCGGCAGCAAGGACGCTGTTCAGAAACCCACGTATACCTTCGCTGTACAGGAACCCACGCAGACATTCACGGAGATTTCCGAGGACGACGGCGATTTTCCGTTCTAAGGCGGTGTCACGATGGCAAGAAACTATGCTGCACTCCCCTATGACTATTTAGAGGAGATGGAAGCACTCAACGATGCAGAGTTCGGGCGGCTAACGCGGGCATTGCTGGTATACAGCATGACGGGAGAGCAGTTGGCGCTCTGTGGCAATGAGAGATTTTATGCCAAGCGCGTAATGGCGCAGGAGGATCGGTTTAAGGCGAGCTATGACGACATTTCTACCACCCGGCGCGAGGCGGGCAAGGCCGGAGCCGCCGCAAGATGGCAAAATGGCAAACGCATTTTTGCTAATGGCAAAAATGGCAAAGCCATAGTTGCTAATGGCAAAAATGGCAATACCGAAACCAATACCGAAACCAAAACCAATACCAATACCCAGCTATCTAACGATAGCAAGGGTGATATACGCGCGAAGCGCTTTACCCCGCCCACCTTGGCAGAGGTGCAGTCCTATGTGGCTGAACGCCATTCCCCGGTGGACCCGCAGGAATTTATTGATTTCTACGAGTCTAAGGGCTGGATGGTCGGCAAGACCCCCATGAAAAACTGGAAAGCGGCTTGTCGAAATGCCGAAAAGTGGGAAAGATGGGCAAAGACTGCCGATCCCAAGGAAAAGACACCGGACAATAGCCTGGCGGAGTTTATGCGATGGTAGGAGGGCGATGGAAGTGAAGCATTTAGGAGATATTTGCAAAATCAACGGCGCAGAAATTGAAATCGTGGATGTTATCACGGGCGGATCGCCGTGCCAGGATTTGAGCATTGCAGGAAAACGCGCCGGATTGGCCGGTGCAAGGAGCGGATTGTTCATGGAACAGGTCCGCATCGTGAAGGAGATGAGAGAACGTGACAGATCGAACGGACGGACAGGTGACATGGTCCGACCTCGGTTTATGGTCTGGGAAAACGTGCCCGGAGCATTCAGCAGCAACAAAGGACGAGACTTTGCGGCAGTCCTCGAAGAGATCATCCGCATCGCAGAGCCGGAAGCCCCCGATATTGAAGTGCCTGAAAAAGGATGGCCAACTTGGGGGGGCTACCACGATGAAGTGGGAGGACGATGGAGCGTGGCTTGGCGAGTGCATGACGCGCAATACTGGGGAGTCCCCCAACGCCGCCGGCGTATCTCGGTTGTCGCAGATTTTGGAGGTGACACCGCAGGAGAAATACTCTTTGAGCGCAAAAGCGTGTCAGGGTATCTTGCGGAGAGCAGAGCGGCGCGGGAAGGACTTGCCGGAAACGCTGAAAGCGGTGCTTCTTTTGCAGTCCGAATCAGGGGGGGCTGTGACGGAGGAGGAAAAGGCGCTTTAGTTCAGGAAGACAAGAGCGGGACGCTTGGCACCGGCAACGACCAGACGATTTTCTGCTTGCAAGGGAACGGGATCGATCGCGCAGACACCGCTGGATGCAACGGGAAGGGCTGGCGGGAGGACACGAGTTATACATTGAACACCATCGACCGACCGGCGGTGTGTGCGGAAGTAAGATGCCTGACACCGTGGGAGGCACAAAGCGCACGGGTGTATGACCAAGATGGTGTATGGCATAGTTTAAACGCCAATGAAAGTGGTGGCATGGCGCGGGATAGCGTACTGTGTGCCGGGTTTAAGTTGGGTAACAGCGAGCAGGCGCGAAGCATCGGCTACGCCGAAGAGCAATCGCCTACGCTGAATGCGGAGTGCGGGGGGAACAAACCAGCGGTGCTGTGCCTGAACGATCAAGGCGGGAATGTGATGGGCGTGAGCCATGATGTTTCCAGCACGCTGAGAGCGCAGGAGCATGGGCACCAGCCCTCCATTCTGGATATGAGCCATGCTTGCGACATCATCCGAGAATGCGGCGAGATCGTTCCGAGTTTGCAAGCACGTATGGGGACAGGCGGAAACCAAGTGCCGCTGACGTATCAGCAAACGACGGGTACGCTTTCACCCGGCGCACACGCTGGGAGCTATAACGGGCAAGACGCTTACAACGATATGCTGGTCGTATCGAGTGAAATCTCGCCAACATTGAGAGCAAAGGGGAATGACCCATACCGTGAAGATATGGCGGCGTATATTGCAAGCGTTGATTGTCGGAACTTCCGTGAAGGCGGAGAAACAAACGGGACTTTGCAGGCCAAATCAAACGGCGGAATCAGCTACAATTTGCAGAACATCGTGAGAACGGGCATGATTGTGCGACGCCTTACCCCGATGGAGTGCGAACGGCTGCAAGGTTTCCCGGACGGTTGGACCGACATTGGCGAGTGGTACGACAGCAAGGGAAAGCTGCGTAAGCCGAGCGATAGCCCGCGTTATAAGGCGCTGGGTAACTCCATCGCCCTGCCCTTCTGGGACTTCCTGGCAAAGCGTATCAGTGCGCAATATCTTCGCCCTGTTACGATGGGTAGCCTGTTTGACGGTATCGGCGGCTTTCCGCTGGTGTTTGAGCGGCACAACGGCAAGGGCACGGCACGCTGGGCAAGCGAGATTGAAGAGTTCCCCATTGCCGTGACGAAACTGAGATTTGGGGAGGATTGACATGACCACATTACGCATGATTCCCGGCATTACATACACCCGGAAAAACCTTGAAGCGCTCACCGGTATGACGGACAGAGCGAACAGGCACATGATCCGAGCGCAGCGGCGGCAGGGGGTGCCCATTGTGGCTCTGCCGGATGGAGGGTATAAACTGGCCGAGACGGACGAGGAGAAGAAGATGCTCCTTGCCATGTACCGCAAGCGGGCTCTGGACGAGCTGGCCACATACAGCCGCCTTGCCAAATCGATGCAGGTGCCGGGTCAGATGACCGTGGAGGAACTGCTGGAGAAAACGAGGGACGTATGACGGTATACATGCGAGTAAGCCGCGACAAGTACGAGCTGCCGGATGCCGTTTCGGAATCTATTATCGAGCTGGCCAACATTTGCGGCGTCAGCTGGCGGACGATCTACCGGGCCGTGTACGGAGGCAAGCGTACCAAAGGACGGCCCAAGTATGTGGCCGTACCAATAGGGGAGGGAGACGATGATTGAGATCACGGTGCCGCTGGCACCAATCACAAAGAAAAATTCTATGCGGATCATGCATAGCAGCAAAACGGGGAAGCCGTTTATCATGCCGTCCAAGCAGTACCAGGACTACGAGGCGGAAGCTGTATGGCACTGCAAAAGGGCCAGAGTGCAACGCCCCATTGAGGAGCCTGTGGAGGTCAAATGCCTGTTTTATATGCCTACCCGGCGCAGGGTGGATTTGACAAATCTGCTGGAATCCATCGACGATGTTTTGGTAAGGGCCGGTGTACTCAAGGACGACCACAGCGGCATTATCGTTAGCCACGACGGGAGTCGGGTGCTGTACGACAAGGATAACCCACGGACAGTATTGTTTATCCGGGAGATGGAGGACATGGATGCGACAACCAGAGATGCGCGTATGTAAGCGCTGCGGCATGGAAAAGCCAATCACAAACTACAACAAAAAAGGCGAAAACAAGTGGAGGACAACTTGCAAACAGTGTGATGCAATCGTCAGAAAGATGCGCCGGATAAGAGAAAAGAGGCTCACAACCCAAAACAACACGGAAAGCAGGGGGACGCTCTGCTGGAGATGTAAAAAAGCTGTTGGGCGCTGCTCCTGGACGGGGCTGGATAGCTCCAAAAAGGTACGCTTTGAGCCGGTTCCGGGATGGGTGGCGGTAAAATCGCTTGGAATACCAGGCCGCAAGTCAGAGTCTTACTTGGTGCTAAGTTGCCCGGAGTTCGAGGAGGACGAAAGAGGTGGCGTTGGTGAATGATTTTAATTACGACTGCATGCAGAAAAAACGCATAGCGAGGGGCGCATTTGCTCACATCAACAGGAAACGCGGTGGGTGCTCGCTCCCCAGCGACACCCTCACCGAGAAACAAAGGAAGGAGAAAAACGGAGAGGTGAAAAGCTATAATATCACGCGGCCTATGCCGTGGCGGGAATTTAAGGCAATGCCGGAGGATCTGAAACGCGAGTTTTTCCGCAACATGCAATCTTTCGGCGGAACGGCTAAATGGCTTGCGGAGGAAATGGGCGCTTGTGATGCAACGATACGCCGCGAGGCGGAATTAGTAGGTGCGCCATTCCGGCGCGGTGGCCGGAACGAAAAAATGTGGCAGAGCAAAGTTGCAGAGTGGGCTAACGCGGATGCGGTGGACATACATACGGCGGATGCGCAGAGCGAGGAGCACACTGCCAAAGATGCACCGCCGAAAGCAGACAAGCCGCAGATGGGCGCAAAGCTGTTGCACGCGCGGCTGGAGATGAGCGGTGACCGGGAATCCCTGCTTGCAAACCTGCGGGTATTGCTGCCGGATGAAGGGCAGGTGACGGTGGAATGGTAAAAAGAAGCGTGTTAATCGTGGCGTTGCTTGTAGCAATCTTGGGGGCCTTGGGCATTGCGTCTGCCACAGAGGACAGCGTGCAAACGCCGGAGACTGTAGTTGTGCCTCCGGTGGTGGTTCTGCCCAGCGATGAGCCGCAGGAGACCCAGGAGACGCGGACGTGCGTGTTTACCGTCACGGCGTACTGCCCCTGTGAAAAATGCTGTGGGGCGTATGCAAATGGCTACACAGCCACCGGTGCAAAAGCCACTCAGGGAGTGACGATCGCCGCAGACCCGGATGTGCTGCCGATGGGTACGGAAATCGAACTGGACGGCCATACATACACCGTGCAAGACACCGGCGGCGCCATTGCCGGGAATCGGCTGGATCTGTACTTTGATAGCCACGAGGACGCCCTGCAGTGGGGCGTCCAGGAAAAGATCGTGAGGTGGAGCGAATGAATCAAATCGCGCTGAACGTAGACTGCATGGAGTATATGCAGGCGCTACCGGATAAAGCATTTGATCTTGCCATTGTTGACCCACCGTATGGAATTAGCATTCATGATAGTGGCCGATTGAAAAAATACAATGCCACTGAAACAAGATGGGACGATGCGACTCCGGGTGATGTCTATTTTAGCGAATTAAAAAGATGCAGCAAAAACCAAATAATATGGGGGGGAAATTATTACGATCTTCCGCCTTGTAGGGGATTTGTTATTTGGGACAAAAAGCAGCCGGAAGATATTTCTTTTGCATCTTGCGAATTTGCCTGGACTTCTTTCGATACATCTGCGAGAACTTTTTATTACTCGCCGTTGCAAGAAAAGGGGCAAAGAATACATCCAACGCAAAAGCCCGTGGCATTGTACGAGTGGCTGCTGATGAAGTACGCCAAAGAAGGCTGGCGCATACTGGATACACACTTGGGCAGTGGAAGCAGCAGGATAGCGGCTTACAACCTCGGCTTTGAGTTTGTGGGGTGCGAGATCGAACCGACATATTTCCAACTGCAAGAACAGCGGTTTGCGGATCATACGGCGCAGGAAAGGATGTGGTAGGAGTGAAAAGCCCCTGTGTGAAGGATTGCCCGGACAGGCTCCCCTGCGGAGCCTGCCGGCAGAGCTGCGAGGCGTTCCTGGCGTATGAGGCCAAGCGGCTGGAGGGAAAGCCCTGGGTGGATCAAGCCAATACCGCCGCCAGGGAGCGCTATGTGCGGCAGAGCGCGAGGTTTGCAAAGGCCGGGAAGCGACATATGAGATAGGAGGGCCGACAATATGGACGCTGTGAAGTTTATTGAAGAGCACAGAAGAATGTATAAGGTTACTGGGAAACATTTGCCTACTTTGGCTGAGGGAATACCGGCCGAGGACGTTGTAAAAGAAGTAGAGGAATGGTCTGCTGCACATCCGCGTAAGACACGGCAAAGTGTGTTTTTGGAGCAGTATCCGGAGGCACGCATCGGAGATGATGGTGTGTTGCATGTAGGTCCCTGCTCGATTTCCGCGTCGCACAGAAATGTAAGCGGTAGCTGCGCAACTATGAGACGCGAATGCAAGGACTGTCGCCGTGAGTTCTGGATGCAGGAGGTGGAGTGATGGAACGACTAACTGAATACGAAGTAGTGGGCGGACACGTCCACGTAATGCGTGATGCGGAGCAGGAGGGCGTTGCCCGCCTGCGGGAGCTGGCCGAGGCCGACAAGGACGGTCGGCTGGTGGTGCTGCCGTGCAAGGTGGGCGAAAAACTATGGGTAATCGGACGAGACAATGTGCCACGAGAAATGGCGCTTGAAGCGCCGGACATCAGAACGGTGTGCACGGACGAGGACAACTTGTGTATGTCAACTTGTAATCGTAAGCCGGACGGGTTCTGCGCGTATCGTCTGCGTAACGATGGCACGAGCATAGGCAAGACCGTATTCCTTACCCGCGAGGAGGCGGAGAAAGCATTGGAGGCGATGAAGAAATGAGTAAGGCTGTTATGCTGAGCATCCGCCCGAAGTGGGTGGAGAAGATCGCCAGCGGCGAAAAGACCATTGAAGTGCGCAAGACGCGCCCGAAGCTGGACACGCCGTTCAAATGCTACATCTACTGCACGCTGCAAGGCTGTAACGAGTTTTTTCGAGTTGATCTTGGGGGTGATGTTGCCAAGTGGAACCGCGGCAAGTGGGCAGACCGCAAGGGCAATGTTATCGGAGAGTTTACCTGTGACCGGATTTACAAGATTGACAAGGATAGTACGGATTTTCTTTTTAAGGCCGGGGGCCTATCCGTTTACAAGCAAGCTGCCGAAGAAAAGTGTGGCCTGTGTGTGGCTATGACAGACGATGAGTTGCACGGCTATCTTGGACATTACCAGGGCTACGGCTGGCACATCTCCGACCTGCTGATCTATGACCAGCCGCGGGAACTAAGCGAGTTCCAGCGTGCAACTGACCCATGTGTATTCTGCATGGAAAGAATCGCACGGGAATGCACAGACTGCAAAAAATGGGGCGGTGACATTAAGCGCCCGCCCCAGAGCTGGTGCTATGTGGAGGCGATGGAATGAAGCTGACTATTATCTTCAAGGAAGAGATTGAGGAACACATGAAAAAGCAATTCGGGCATTTCACGAATCCGCGGCAGGTATACGGTGTGCAGTCCGTACACATGGAAGGGGGGTATCTATACTCCACTATTTCGGACACGGTTCGCTGGCGCATGGATGACATTTCCAGATTTTACTGTGAGGAGGGCTGACAATGCAGGCAAAGAAATGTGATCGCTGTGGACGCCTATATGAGCATTATGACGGCAGGGAGGCGTTTCCTAAGTCACGATCAAATTCTATCGAGTTGAGAGACACCGGTATTGACGGGAAATACTGGGGAAGAGCTCATTTTGACCTGTGTGTTTCTTGCATGGTGGGCCTTGAAGCCTTTTTTTACGGAGGTACAGAAAATGCGGCTGATTGACGCTGATCAAATGGCCGTGGACGAATCCGAGGCCTATATGTCTGCACAGGTGCAGATTACAGACGATTTGAAATGGCTTGTAAACTTTGCCGCACACAGCAAAATCCAGAGGATCATAGCCGATACGCCCACCGTTGATGCAGTGCCGGTGGTGTACTGCAAGGACTGCAAGCATGAGTTTGGCGGGAGCTGCATTATTTGCGGGTTCCAGAAGCGAAAGCCGGACGATTTCTGCTCCTACGGCGAACGGAAGGAAGGTGCGGAATGTTAATTTGCACTTGCCCTAACGGGCTGGAATGTCCCGCATTATTATCAGATGTTGTGTGTTTTCCGTGGTGCGAATATCTGGAGGACGGTGACGGAGATGATTGATGAATGCAAGTGGATGCAAGACGAGGTTTGCGTCAACGCAGATTGCCCGGCGTGTGCGGATTATTGCCCAGTGGCAAATACACCGGGCGTATGCAAATACGAGAAAAGGGGTAATAGCGATGCTCAAAAGGGCAAACGGCAGACCGGTGCCAAATAATCCGGCCAAGGCTTACGAGCTGGGGCGCCTGGATGGCACCAAGCAATGTATGGATAACGTGTCCTGCGTGCTGCTGGACAAGTGCGGATTCCATGTGCGGGAGGAGACGGCGGACGAGCACGACACCCGTAGCCTGGAATACTTACAGCAGTGCCTTGTGGAGCTGGTGGAGGCCAAAAACAACGGTTATGTAAAGATGGCGGACATCGAAAAGGCCCTGCGGGGCGAATATAAGATGGTAAGCAGCGCGGAGTAAAGGAGGGCAAATGAGCAAAAAGGCGACACTGCCTTATGATGTGCGGTTGGAGTGCATTGCTTATGTGCGTGGGTATCCGCGCCGGGTGCGGGCGTATCGCGAGGCCCGGGAGGAGATACTGGACGGGACGCATAGCGCCACAGAGGGCATGCCAACAGGATCGGGCGCTGGTAGGCCTGCCGAGAGTAAGGCGGAGCAGCTGGCCGCCATAGAGCGATGGCCGGAGACGCAGAAGATGCTGGCGGTGGAATACGCTATAGACCGCTGCGGCAGAGATATCGGCAGCGATACAATCCGGCGGCAGCTAATATATGGCATTATGCGCAACTGCCAAGGAAAGCACAAGTATGCCCGTAATCGGATCGTGATCCCGGGGATCAGCGAGAGGACATTCAGTCGGAGGAAGGAGCAATTTTTGATGGATGTGGCAAAATACAGTGGTCTTTACACAAAAGATGGCACAAATTCCACTTAATGATGTGCTACAATAGGTACAGTGGATGATAGGACATGGTTATCCACGCGATTTCCCAATCATCACTTTTCCTCCCTTCTATGCGCCGCCGGTATTGGGCGCACCTTCTGGCACCGAAAGGTCATACCGGCACAAACAGCCTGTAGGGAAACCTATGGGCTGTTGTTATATGCCGTGCGCTCGTTGCACCCCGCGATATGGGGCGGGAGGTCGCACCTCCCACACGGCACCAACAGGACCCCTCGCACCTCTCAACGATGTGACCCAGAGGGGACATATGCGGCATAGGTGCCCCGTAAGGGGAGACCACAGCGAGTGACGGGGACTTTCCCTGAAGCGCTAAAGCAGGGCAGGTCTGCAATGCCGCACAATAAAAAGAAAAAAGAGCGGGAACTCCGCTCTTTTTCCCCAGCATACTGTTTTTAGCATTTCAATCCACGGGAAATAGGATCGAATTTCCCACCGATGCAAGCGCCTCCTGCATCGGACAAGTCAATCATATACTATCCGATTCATTCTGTCAATAGAAAATATCAAAAATAGTGTGTAGCCCATGTTTGAGAGGTCCAAGAGGCCCGCATGGGAGGGTAAAGACTGTTACTGTAGCCAAGGGGTGGGGGCTGGTGACAAACAAGGAGGAAAGCATGGAAATCACAAAACGGCGGCTTGCGGATATTGTGCCGTATGCCGGCAACGCAAAAAAGCATGATAAACGGCAAATCAACAATGTTGCGGAGAGCATCAAGCAATACGGCTTTGTGCAGCCGATTGTGATTGACCGTGACGGAGTTATCGTCATTGGGCATTGCCGCGCTATGGCGGCAAAGAAGCTGGGTATGGAAGAAGTGCCCTGCGTCTGCGTGGACGATCTGACACCGGAGCAAGTGAACGCGCTGCGGCTGGTGGATAACAAGAGCAACGAGAGCGATTGGGACTTTGACCTGCTGGCTGATGAGCTGCCGGGGCTTGACTTGTCTGCTTTTGACTTTGATTGGGGTCTGCGTGATGAACTCGACACGTCAGTGGTAGAGGACAACTACGATCCTGTTTTACCGGCAGAGCCGAAGAGCAAACTGGGCGATGTGTACCAGCTTGGAGACCATCGCCTTATGTGCGGAGACAGCACGTCTTTGACAGACGTACAGAAGCTCGTGGGGGGGGCACAAATGGATCTGCTGCTCACAGACCCCCCATACAATGTGGACTATCATGGCACCGCCGGGAAGATTAAGAACGACAATATGGAGGATGCGGCCTTCAGGCGTTTCCTGACGGATGCATTCTCCAATGCGGCGATGGTCATGAAGCCCGGTGCTCCGTTCTACATCTGGCACGCAGACAACAGTGAAGGGTATAACTTTCGCGGTGCGTGCAGAGATGCGATGCTGCGTGTCAGGCAGTGCCTGATCTGGGTGAAGAACTCCCTTGTGATGGGGAGACAGGATTTCCAGTGGAAACATGAGCCTTGCCTGTATGGTGAGAGCGAGATTGAAGAGGAAGCACACGAACCTTGCCTGTACGGATGGACGGAAGGCAAGAAGCACTATTTCTTCAAGAACCGCAGGCAGACAACCGTGTTGAATTTTGATAAGCCTGTCAAATCTGCGGAGCATCCGACCATGAAGCCGATTAAGCTGTTTGATTACCAGATGCAGTGCTCCAGTAAGCCGGGGGAGAATGTGCTTGACCTGTTCGCTGGATCTGGCACAACAATTATGGCAGCGGAGCAGAATGGCAGACACGCTTTCTGCATGGAGTACGATCCGAAGTATGCGGACGTCATTATTGATCGATGGGAAAAGTTTACCGGAGGAAAGGCGGTTCTTCTGAATGACGATTGAAGAAGCGCGGGCGATCATTGAAAAAACAGGCAGCCCGCACCTAAAGCGGGACATGGAGAAGTTTATTAAACGCCAGCAGAGAAAGGAGGGTGCGTATGGCAAGGCCAAGAAAGGAAATAGATCAGAAGCAGTTCGAGAACCTCTGCGGCCTGCAATGCACGCTTGAGGAAATCTGCGGCTGGTTTGATGTGACCGATAAAACATTGGATAGTTGGTGTAAACGCACATATCATGCCAGTTTTTCCGAGGTATTTAGGCAAAAGCGAGGAGCGGGGAAAATTTCGCTGCGTCGGAGCCAGTGGCAGCTTGCGGCAAAGAACGCAAGCATGGCTATTTGGCTGGGGAAACAGTACCTTGGGCAGCGCGATATTGTTGAGCTGGGTTTGCCGACTGACAACACGCAGGATGACGCATTGAGTGTGAGTCTGCGTGAAATGGCAGAAGGGTTGGAGAGCGATGGGTAAATATAGAAAAAAGCCGGTTGTTATTGAAGCATTTCAGTTAAACGCAAGAGGGCTTGTCGGAGAAGATTGGTTTTGGAATGCAGTTTCGGAAAATACAATTGTTACCCATGACTTTGGCAAGCATTATCCGAATCCGGCATGGTGCGAGATAAAGACGCTTGAAGGGACAATGATTGCTAAAACCGGAGATTATATTATTCGGGGCGTAAATGGAGAAATTTATCCATGTAAGAGCGAGATTTTTCACGTGAGTTATGAGGCCGTCCTATGATTTCAGAAAAGCAGCAGAAAATCCTGGCCTTTCCGTATTCCAAATACGACGCGCTTATCTGCGACGGCGCTGTGCGTTCCGGTAAGACCTCTATCATGATGTGGGCGTTCGTCCGCTGGGCGATGGAGAATTTCAGCGGTCAGCGCTTCGGCGTGTGTGGCCGCACGGTTGATAGCTGCACCAAGAATATCATCGTGCCGTTCACAGCGATGAGCCTTGCAAAGGAACGTTATATCATCCGCTGGCGGCGCGGCGACAAGGTGATGGAGGTGCGGCGCGGAGCCGTGACGAATTACTTTGAAGTGTTCGGTGGAAAGGACGAGGCAAGCTATACGCTGATCCAGGGCCGGACGCTGGCGGGGGTACTACTGGACGAAGTGGTGCTGATGCCGCGCTCGTTTGTGGAACAGGCCTTGACCCGCTGCTCTGTGGACGGAGCAAAACTGTGGTTTTCCTGCAACCCCGGAAGCCCACAGCATTGGTTTTACACAGAGTGGATCAAGCGACACCGAGAGCGGAACGCGCTGTATCTGCATTTTGAAATGACGGACAACCCCGGGCTGTCGCAGAAAACGCTGGAGCGGTATCAGTCGATGTTTACGGGCGTGTTTTATGATCGTTACATCCGTGGACTGTGGGTGCTGGCCGAGGGGCTGATTTACCCCATGTTTGGCGATAGCTGCATTGTAGACGAGCTTCCGGAAAAGGGAGAATATTATGTTTCCTGCGACTACGGCACGCTTAACCCATTTTCCGCAGGGCTGTGGCGCTGGGACGGCAAGACGGCCACGCGCATCCGCGAGTATTACTATTCTGGGCGTGAGACCCAGAAGAACAAGACGGACGAGGAATACGCCGACGAAATCGAAAAGCTCATCGGCGAGGCGGATGTCAAAAGCATCATCGTTGACCCGTCTGCCGCCTCGTTTATCGAGGTTTTGCGGCGGCGCGGTTATATGGTGCGAAAGGCCAACAACGACGTAACCAACGGCATTATGACTACGGCGCGGTTTTTGCAAGACGGCATTCTCAAAGTGCATCGTGGCTGCAAAGACTGCATCCGCGAGTTTGGGCTATATCGGTGGGACGAAAAATCCACCGATGACAGACCAATCAAGGAAAATGACCACGCGATGGACGAGACGCGGTATTTTGCTTATACGATCCTGAAGAACAAGGCGTATCGGCGCGAGTATACACCACTTTGGAACAGATAGGACGGTGAGCGGCTATCAAAACATATAACGACCTTGTTGCGGTCGGAGAAAGTGACCAGGCGCGGATGGAGTTTATCCGCAGCGCGATCAACGAGCATCGCGAATCCCACGCATATAAGACGGCGGCGGATGCTGAGGAATATTACAACGGCCTGAATCCGACCATTAACCGCTACGAAAAGATCATCTACGATATGCAGGGCCGTGCCCACACGGATATGTGGACGGCAAACCACAAGCTGGCCAGCCGCTTCTTCGGCCTGGCGGTGGATCAAGAAGTTTCGTATTTGCTTGGCAACGGCGTGACCTTTGCGGAGAAGGAAACGCCGATCAAGCTGTGCCCGGACTTTGACCAGGAAGTCATGGATGCGGCGCGTGAAGCGAAAATCGCAGGCGTGTCCTTCGGCTTCTGGGACCTGACGCATTTGCGCGTGTTCTCTCTGCTTGAGTTTGTTCCCCTCTATGACGAAGAGGACGGCGCGATGAAAGCCGGTATCCGGTTCTGGCAGGTGGCACAGGATAAGCCGCTTAGAGCGACGCTGTATGAGATCGACGGATTTACCGAGTATTTCCAGCCCAGCGGCAAGGATATGGCCGTCATGCAGCCGAAGCGCAGCTATAAGCTGATCGAGCGCAAGGCGGAAGTCGGCGAAACCGAAATCTATGACGGCGGGAATTATCCGAGTTTCCCAATCGTCCCGCTGAAAAACAACAAGCGGTGCCTCTCCGAGATTGTCGGCAAGCGCAACACCATTGACGCGCTGGATTTGGCGTCCTCTAACATGGTCAACAACGTGGACGAGGGCAACCTGATCTATTGGGTGCTGTCCAACTGCAACGGCATGGATGATCTCGACGATGCGAAATTTGTGGAGCGCTTGAAAACCACCCATGTTGCCCACGCAAACGGCGATGATGGTGCGAAGGTGGAGAGCAAGACCATCGAGGCGCCATATGAGGGCACCAGCAGCACCATTGATATGCTCAAGAAAAAGCTGTACGAGGATTTCCAGTGCTTTGACGCAGCGGCGGTATCCGCCGGGAACCAGACGGCGACCGCAATCAAGGCCAGCTATGTGCCGCTGGATCTGAAAACAGACAAGTTTGAATCCGAGGTCACGCGGTTTATTGTTGAGATTCTTCGTCTGGCAGGCATTGAGGACCAGCCGAGTTATACGCGCAATCAGATCATCAACAAGAGCGAGGAAACGCAGAACATTCTTCTGGGTGCGGCGTATTACGATGACGAATACATCACGAAGAAGCTGCTGACCATCAACGGCGACATTGACCAGTACGAGGACATGGCAAAGCGGAAGGCTGCAGAAGAGATTGACCGGAGCTTTGCGGAACCGGATGCGCCGGAGGTGAGCGGCGATGGCGAACAGTGACCTCGGCCACAAGCTGACCGACAAGGAGCTTGCAAAGCTGGAGCGGCGTATTGCAAAACTATACCGCGAGGCGGGGGAAGAACTGCAAGCTACCATCGACGCATATTTTGAGCAATTCAAAAAGCGCGACGAGGAAATGAAAGCGCTGATCGGCACCGTTCAAAACGGCAAGGAATGGACGGAGGCCGATTATAAGCAATGGCGGCTGAACCAGATCGGACGCGGGGAACGCTACCAAGCCATGCGTGACAAGGTGGCGCGCCGCGCGACCGATGCAAACGCCGTGGCAGTGTCCTATACCAACGATGCAACTCCGGGTATCTACTCTCTTAACCGCAACTATTCGGCCTATACCATCGAGCAGGTCGCGGGCAACGTCGGCTTTGACCTATGGGACGAGCAGACGGTCAAACGGCTCATGGTAGAGCAGCCGGATTTAATGCCATATTACCCGCCGAAACGCGCCTTAAAGCGTGGTATCGACCTCGCGTATGGCAAGAAGCAAATCACGGCAAGCGTGACCAGCTCCATCTTGCAGGGCAAAAGCATCAAGCACATGGCGGATGACCTGCAAAAGCGGATTACCACCATGAGCCGCGATTCCGCCATCCGCACCGCCCGTACAGCTGTGACTGGCGCGCAGAACGCCGGACGCATGGACAGCTACGCGGCGGCTGGAAAGATGGGAATAAAGCTCAAAAAAGAATGGTTGGCTACGCTGGACTCGCGTACACGCCACTCTCATGCCATGCTTGACGGCGAACAAGTGGCGCAGGACAAGAAGTTTTCTAATGGTTGTCGCTTCCCCGGCGACCCACAAGGGCCACCGTGGGAGATATATAACTGCCGTTGTACGCTGGTTGCGGCGGTGGATGGTGTAGATACATCAGACGGGCTGCGTAGGACACGCGACGGGCTTATATCTGACATGACATATGCGCAGTGGAAAGACTTTAAAACTGCGTCACATAGTAGTATAATAAGAGCAAATGATAGCTGGAAAGTTATAGCCGATCCAATTACACAAGCGACAATAGATAGCGTACCTGAAATAGTACCGCGGGGTTTTACCAAGGAAATGGCGGACCGATTGCAAGAGGCATATCAAGATATATTGACCAAGGCAATGGAGCAGGAAGACATTCGGACAGAAGTGGGTGCGGTATTCAACATGCGGATGGAAAGGATCTCGGAGGTCACGGTTGGTGAGCGCAATCATATTTGCTTGCTATCACCGAATGAGGCGTACATTTCGATCCATAGCCACCCGGATAGCCTGATATTCTCCGCGAAAGATTTGCAGATATTTGCCGCAAATTTGAATATGCAGATGATGTCAGTAGTGGGGAATGACGGAACGATTTACATCTTGCAACGCACGGATGATTACGACGGGTTCTTATTTTTAAAAGACTTTTCGGAAGTGCAGACGAGATTAAAGCGGTTGGCAGAAGAAAACAAGCCGATTGAATATGTGGCGGAAATAGCAGGTTTTTTAGAGAGGAGCGAAGAATATGGCACACATTTTGACAGATACAGAATGTGAGGAGCTATTGGAGTATTTAAAGCATCATGAACCATATGACGAAAGCGATCCCGTAATGCATGACTTTGACGGTGAATGTGATAACGACCGCATGATGGCGACAATTGCCAAGAAAATACTGGAGACACAGAGTAGACAGGCGTAATATGAACATTGAGACCCACGACAACAGCAAAGAGATTTCTGCCGAGATTAAGGCGGCACTGCTGCGGGGGCTGGAAAAGTGCGGGCTTGTGGCAGAGGGATATGCGAAAAAGCTGTGCCCCGTTGACACTGGCAATCTGCGGAACAGCATTACCCATGTGGTAGACGAGCAGGAACCGGCGGCAATCATCGGGACGGACAACGAGTATGCCGCTTATGTTGAGCTTGGCACCGGCATTTACGCCGAGGGCGGCGGCGGACGGCCTACACCGTGGGTGTATCAGGACGCAAAGGGAAATTGGCATTACACGCGTGGCAACAAGGCACAGCCGTTTTTGAAACCTGCTGCCGCCGACCATGCCATCCAATACCGGAAGATATTGGAGGATGAACTGAAATAGGAGCTAACTGCTTACAAATTGTAGGCAGTTGGCTCTTTTTGTTAATTACCGCAAGGGACAGCGGTTTTTATAAAACTATCGTTTCCGAAGGAACGGAACCGAAGAAAAGGAGATAGTGTCATGGCACTTACACGAAAACTTTTGAAGGGTATGGGGCTTACCGATGAGCAGGTTGATACCATTATCGAGGCGCATACCGACACTGTGGACGGCTTGAAAGCTGATGTCAGCAAGTATAAGGCGGACGCGGAGAAGCTGCCCAGCGTCCAGAAGCAGTTGGACGATCTCAAGGCGGCAGGTGACAACGGCTATCAGGAGAAGTACGAGAAAGAGCACAAGGCTTTTGAGGACTTCAAGGCCAATGTCACGGCAAAGGAGAGCAAGGCGGCAAAGGAAAAGGCCGTCCGGGCTTACTTTGAGAGCAAAAACATCACCGGCGCGAATCTCGACCTTGCGATGCGTGGCTGCGGCGAAGAAATGGCCGCATTGGAGATGGACGGCGACAAGATCAAGGACACCAAGAGCCTTGATGCGCTCGTAGACGGCACCTACAAGGGGCTGGTTTCCACCACACAGACACACGGGGCGAATCCCGCCAACCCCCCGGCAAACACCGGCGGCGCAAAATCCCGAGAGGACATCTACAAGAAGGACGATAAAGGCCGCTATGTGATGTCTACGGCGGAGCGCCAGAAAGCGCTTGCCGACCTGATGGCAAGCGAAAACAACTGATTTTTTGAAAGGAGCTATTTATGGCTGCGAAAACTAATGTAACAACTTCCGCGCAGTTTACTACTTCCGCCCGCGAGGTGGATTTCGTGTCCCGCTTTGCTGACAACTGGGACGCGCTGCGCAACATCATGGGCATTATGCGTCCCATTCGCAAGGCCCCCGGCACGAAGCTGGTTTCCTACAAGGCCAGCGTGGACGGTGGCCTCAAGGGCGGCACCGTGGCAGAGGGTGACGATATCCCCTTCACCAAGATGAAGGTGGATCCTGTTGCCTACGGCGATATCGACATTAACAAGTACGCCAAGAGCGTGACCATCGAGAGTGTCGCAAAGTACGGCGCTGACGTTGCCGTGGAGAAGACCGACGAGGCGTTCCTCGTGGCCCTGCAGAACAAGGTTTTGACTGACTTCTACACCTTCCTCGGCACCGGCACGCTCAAGGTAACGGAAAAGACTTGGCAGCGCGCTCTTGCGATGGCAAAGGGCAAAGTGCTGGACAAGTTTGCCGGTCTCGACAAGGACGTGACCGAGGTGGTGGGCTTTGCCAACATCATCGACGCTTACGATTACCTGGGTGACAAGGAGATCACCGTGCAGACGATGTTCGGAATCAACTACGTGGAGAACTTCATGGGCTACCGCACCCTGTTCCTGCTGCCCGAGAAGTACATCGCCTCCAAGAAGGTGATCGCTTTGCCCGTGGAGAACATCGATCTTTACTATGTGGACCCGAGCGACAGCGACTTTGCCAAGCTGGGGCTGAATTACACCGTGAAGGGCGAGACCAATCTGATCGGCGTCCATGTCGACGGCGATTACAGCCGCGCAACGGGCGATATGTACGCCATCATGGGCATGAAGCTGTGGGCTGAGTATCTGGACGGCATTGCCGTGGCTACCGTTTCGGTGGCCGGCGCGGGCTAAATAGGAGGGCAGCGTGATGCTTGAACAGGTCTTACGGCACTTGAACAACTGGTTCCTTGTGGAGATTCACGAGGGCACGTTCACCGTGGAGAATGGCAGCATTGCGCTGCCTTTTCTTCTGACCAATCAATATTTCCGTATCTGCGGCTCTGTGCTTAATGACGGTCTGCATCAATATCCGGCGACCGACCTGACGGATGAAACGTTTACAGGGATGGTGTGGGCGCTGGCGGTGCCAAAGGCTGTAGTTGCACTTGCCGAAGATATCGCCGCGTGGGAAGAAAAGAACGGTGAAGCCGTTTTAAGCCCGTACACGAGCGAAAGCTTCGGCGGTTACAGTTACACCAAGGCGAGCGGCGGAAATGCCGACACGAGCGCTGGGACGGGCTGGCAGGGCGCTTTTAAAGGCCGATTAAATGACTGGCGCAAGCTCAAGGGGGTGGAACCGTGACTTTACTGGACGATTTTGCTCACAAGTGCATTCTGATGGAGAAAAAGCGCACGCCTGACGGCGCGGGCGGCTACATCACTGCGTGGGAAGAGGGAGCGGAGTTCCTCAATTACCAGTCTCTTGACACATCGATGGAGGCGCGAAAAGCGGAAAAGGAGGGTGTGACCTCGGTATATTCCGCACTTGTCAATCAGAGCGTTCCCATCGAGTACAACGATTATTTCCGCGATACGGAAACGGGGATTACCTATCGCGTGACCTCAAATCCCGAGGAAAAGGCCGCGCCGAGGTCTGCGGGCGCAATCATTAAGGCGCTGAAATTCTTCACTGCGGAGCGAAAGGAGCTGCCGAAATGACAAAGGACAAGGCGCTCCATGCGTGGTTTTCCCAATTCCTCCCGTCGTATCCGACCTCGAATGTGCCGGAGGACGCGACCTTCCCGTGGCTGACCTATGAGCTTATCACAGGATCATGGGAGAGCGGCGAGACCGCGCTGACGGTCAACCTCTGGTATTACACCGAGAGCGAAGCGATGCCCAACGCAAAGGCACAAGAAATCAGCGACGCAATCGGCATGGGCGGCTGTATGGTCGCCTATGACGGCGGAGCAATGTGGATCAAGCGTGGCTCCCCGTGGTGTCAGAACATCGCGGACGAAAGCGATAAAAACATCAAGCGAAGGTATCTCAACATCACGGTGGAATACCTATCGCAAAACTGATGAAAGGAAGAAAATATGAAATTCACAAAAATTCCCTCTGATGCATTTCAGAAGCTCCAGATAAACGCCGGTATTCTGACTACCGATTTTACCCCGGCCACCGGCACCATCGGGGAATCGGGGCAGATTGGCGCGACGACCGGCGGCATTAGCTTTACCGCAACGCCCACCTATAAGGACTATGGAGAGGACATCGACAACTGCCCCAAGAACATGAAGGAACTGAAACGGGTGGATTCCTGGGAGGCGAAGATTGCGGGTACGTTCATTAACGCAGACACCAAGATTGCAAAGAGCCTTTGCGGTGCTGCCGATGTGGGTACCAGCGATGGGAAGGTCACGCCTCGGAACGATCTGTCGGACGCTGACTTTGCCGACATCTGGCTGGTGGGCGACTACTCCGACAAGAACGGCGATAAAAATGGCGGCTTCATCGCCATCCACCTGATGAACGCACTGTCCACCGGCGGCTTCCAGCTGAAGACCAGCGACAAGGCGAAAGGGCAGTTCGCGTTTGAGTATACGGCCCACTACTCCATGAGCGCACAGGACACTGTGCCATTTGAGATCTACATCAAGGCCGGTACGGCGGAGGCGTAACACCATGAAACTGTCAAAAATTAAAGGGGAGCGAGTGTTTGATGTTATCGCAGACATTATCGATCCTATTGCCAACATAGCCGAGGACAAAGAAGCCGCAGCGTTGTTTCAGCGTCAAAAGCTCCCGGATGGCGTAAATGCAAAGGACTTTGTATTGGCAAGGGTTAAGAAATCTGCTCCGCTGCTTTTGCGTGGACACAAGAAAGATCTGATCGCAATTTTGGCGGCTGTGGAAGGCGTGCCTGCAAAAAAATATGCCGCTGGGCTGACGCTTGCCAAGTTGCTGGTTGATGTTACTGAGCTTATGACAGACGAGGCATTTACGGACCTTTTTACATCTGCGCAGACCGAGACGGCAAAAACGCCGTCCGGCTCTGTGCAGGAGAATACCGGGGAAGCCAAAGAGTAAAGCCATTCCTGTCATACTGTGTAGCACGGTATAAGCAGGATGCAGAAGAAAAAGCATATCGAATTTATGCTGCTGACCTGCTTAAAGCAATATGCGAGCGATGCGCGGGCGTTTCAATCGATAAGCGCTATATTGAAATTATAGATGTGAGCAAAAAAGACAATCGCTCATGTGAAGAAATCACCAGCGATATTGTCAATCGTTGCGGGTTACAAGTTAAAAAAGCCGCCCCGTGAAGGGGCGGCGGGCGAATATGCGTTACTTGAGGACATAATCAGAAATCATTCTTCCGATTTTCCCGATGTCTGTGCCTCCCTTAAACTCGAACTTTGCGACATAACCATTGGAGAATGTCAGAACAAGTTCGCTATCCGGGATGATTTCGGCAAAGCCTGGGGTTTGCACGGAGAAAAACTGCACTTTCGAATAGGGCATAGAGCTGAAGGACTTGCGCTTTCCTGTAATCCCCTGCACATCAACCGATATGACTCGCTTGTTAGTAAAAATCAGCTGGTCGCGTACGGTCTTAAATGCGGCAGCGATTTCTTCCCCGTCAATCAACAAGCCATTCACTTCACCACGCACATCGGAAACGGGAATCGGCTTTAAGTCCCACGCAGAATCTTTGTTAAAACTTATCATAAATAATCCCTCCTTGCCGATATCATACCATACTATCAATGGAATGTCACGAATAATTTTCAGAATTTACAAAGAGAGCGAGGTGAACGCATGAATCTTCTTGATCTGTTTGTGAAAATATCTGTGCAAGACGAGGCAAGCGAAAATGTAGAGACATTATCAGGAAAATTCAAAAATGGGCTTGCCACTGCGGCTAAAGTCGGCGCCGCAGCTGTAAGTGCGGCTGCTACCGGCATTGCCGTGCTTACGAAAAACGCGCTTAACAACTATGCTGAGTATGAACAACTGGCCGGCGGCGCACAGCTTATGTTTGGCGAAGCCTATGACTATATTGCAGATAAGGCGGCAAACGCATACAAGACCGTGCAAATGAGCCAGAATGACTATTTGCAACAGGTAAACGGCTTTGCCACAGGGCTGAAAACTGCGCTTGGAGGAAATGAACAGGCGGCAGCAGAACTGGCCGACAGGATTATCAATGCGGAAGCGGATGTTGTCGCGGCAACCGGCAATTCACAGGAAGCTGTGCAAAATGCTTTCAATGGAATCATGAAGTCCAACTATACCATGCTGGACAACCTGCAAATTGGTATAACGCCAACGAAGGAAGGATTTCAAGAAGTCATTGACAAGGTAAATGACTGGAACGCCGCAAACGGACGCGCCACGGAATACCAAATTGAAAACCTTGCGGATTGCCAAAGTGCCCTTGTCGATTATATTGAAATGGTCGGAATGCAGGGGTACGCGGCAGACGAAGCGGCGAAAACCATTCAAGGTTCTGTTGCGTCCATGAAGGGCGCGTGGAGCAACCTGCTTACCGGCATTGCTGACGATAACGCCGATTTCAAGACACTTACAGAGCAGTTCGTTGATAGTCTTGTTACCGTTGGCGAAAAAAATATCATTCCGCGCATTAGTGTCATCTTGGGCGGCATTGCACAGCTTGTCACATCTGCATCTACCACGATTATCCCGATGCTCATTACCACCATAACAGATAACTTACCTATGCTTTTGCAGGCAGCCGTAACTCTTGTTGGGGCATTAGGGCAAGGAATCATTGACAACTTGCCAGCCATCACGCAGGCGGCAATCGACATTCTTTTCTTCCTTGCGAATGGCCTGATAGAAAACCTGCCCACGCTCATTGACGGCATTGTGCAAGTGACCCTGACGATTGTGCAAATGCTGACAAGCCCGGACTTTTTGACGCAGCTCATTGAAACGGCAATCCTGCTGATTATGACGCTTGCACAGGGCCTGATTGACGCGATTCCGCAGCTTATCGCGGCAGTACCTCTGATTATTGGCAACTTGCTTGCCGCAATCATTGTAGAGCTGCCGAACATTATTCAGATGGGAATTGACCTGCTGTTTGCGCTGATTGACGGAATTATCAAGTGCATCCCGGAGCTTGTGGCGGCTGTGCCTACTCTGATTATCGCGTTTATCAATGGCATCGTAAACAACCTTGACAAGATCATCCTTGCAGCGCCGCAGATCATTGTATCGCTGATTACCGGCATTGTCGGAGCAATCCCGGAACTGATTGCGGCCGTCCCGCGCATTATCGCGGCCATTGTTGACACATTCCAAAATTATGATTGGGGCGGCATCGGCAGAAACATTGTCCAAGGCTTGAAAGACGGTATCGCCGGGATGTGGGACAACATCAAGAACTGGTTTAACAATAAAGTGGACGCGCTTGTTGGCGGCGTTAAGAAGATTCTGGGTATTGCATCCCCTTCCAAGGTCTTTGCCGGCATCGGCGGCTTTATGGCTGAAGGCTTGGGCGAAGGGTTTAGCGATGAATTTTCATCGGTGAAAAAGGACATCGAAGGCAACATGAGCTTTGACGCTGGCACCATTACGGCAGATGCAAACATCAGCAGAAACTATACAAGTGGCTCTTACGGAGCAGCAAGCACAAGCGGTGGCAGCGATTCTGGCAGAATTGTAATGCTGCTGGAACAGTATTTGCCTATGTTGGCAAATATGAAAGTCATCATGGACAGTGGACAGGTTGTCGGATTGCTTGCCCCAGGCATGGATGAAGAACTGGCCAAAATCAACGCGAGGAGGGCAAGGGCCGTATGATAGGAAAAGTATGCTTTGACGGAAAGGACACTTACACAGAATACGGTCTGCTGCTTGCAAGCAAGTCCATTTCTCTGCCGGAAGTCCGCACGAACATGATCGATGTTCCGGGCCGGGACGGCCTGCTGGATGCGTCCGAAGTGCTGACCGGAGAAGTCACCTACAAGAACCGCACCATTACGCTTAAGCTGACTGGCGTGGATTCGGTGAGCGGAAAGAAATGGCCCGCCACGATTTCTGACTTCTGCAACAAAGTCCACGGAAAGCGCGTGAAAGTGACCTTCCCCGAGGACACCGCCCATTTTTACAGTGGGCGGTGCTCCGTTGGGCAGGTGGAGCTTGTAAAAATGATGCAGACTATCCCGGTCACGGTTGACTGCGACCCGTGGAAATACAAGAACGCAAAAACCACGGCTTCCCGCTCTGACCTTGGCACGGCCTACAAACAGCTATCCCTACCCAACGAGCGCCGGCCTGTCATCCCTACTATCACGGTGGCCCAAGACACCACCTTGCTTTGGGGCAGCAGCACAATCAACATCAGCGCGGGAGATCATATTCTGCCCGCTATCCGTCTTGCGGCTGGAAGCAACACCCTGAAAGCAAAAGTCGCAAGCGGCACAGGTAGCATCACTGTGACATACCAGGAGGCGAGCCTGTAATGTATCAACTCAAATACAAAAACTATATCCTGTATGACCCACGCCTTGCGGATGAAAAACTAATCGTCCGTGACCCCTCTGTGAAGCTGGCGGTCAGCAAGGCCGGGGAAATGTCCTTTACGGTGGACGCAGAACATCCCTATTTAAGCAATCTGCGCCGCATGAGCGGCCTTGTGGAGCTGCGGGACGGTACTTTGCCCATATATAGGGGGAGAATCACCAGCGATATAAAAGACTTCTATGGGGCGCACAAAATCGAAACAGAGGGCATTATGGCGGCGCTGAATGACAGCATCATACCGCCGTTCAACTTCCCAGAGGATTTTGCGGAGGACGCTTCCTATAAGGCCGCCGCCGCAAGCGGGAATGTGGTTGATTATTTTTTCCGCTGGATTTTGGCGCAGCATAACAGCCAAGTGTCCACGGAGCAGCAGATCAAGCCCGGCGTGGTCACCGTGTCCGACCCGAACAATTACATTGCCCGCAGCTCCGAGGAGTACGCCACGGCGATGACCACTATTTCCGATAAGCTGTCCAAATCTTCCCTGGGCGGGAATCTGCTGATCCGATACGAGAATGACGGCAATTATTTGGACTATTATGCGGTACTGCCGCTGACAAATACGCAGACGGTGGAATTTGCCGAAAATCTGCTTGACCTTTCCAGCGAGACGGACGGGACAAATATCTACACCGCCATTCTGGCGGAGGGCAAGGACGGCTTGACCATCGGAAATCTGCCGGATGGTGACCTGACGGATGACCTTGTAAAGTCCGGGAAAATCATCTATAGCAAGTCCGGCGTGGCCACATATGGGCGCATTACCCGGCATATCAAGTGGGATGATGTGACCGTTGACACCAATCTCCAGACAAAGGCAAAAACGGCCCTGGCCGATAATGGCTTGTCTATGCCGGAAACCATCACCTGCAAGGCGGTGGATTTGGGCTGGCAAGATGGCATCCAGCATTTCCGGGTTGGCAGAATGACCGCCTTGGTCAGTACGCCCCACGGCTACAGCGCGTCCTATCCGCTGATGGAGTTGACCCCGGACATCCTTGACCCAGGCAACACACAAATCACGTTGGGCGGGACCAGCCGCACATATACCGGATCGCAAATTGATGCGGATCGAAAAACAAATGAGCGCATTGAAAACACGCGCGCGGAGTTAATCGAGCGGGTGGACGATTCTGCAGGCCAGGTAACCCAAACCACCACCCAGCAGATCACTGACCTGCAGCAGAATGTCAATTCTATCATCCTGTCGGCGCTGGAAAACTATGTGGAAACCGGGGATTTTGGCAGCTACAAGGAGGAGGTCAGCACAAGACTTTCCGTGCTGGCCAACCAACTGGGCATCGATATTACCAAAGTCACAGAGCGCATTGATAACGTAAACGGCGATTTGCAATCCAAGTATGAATCCATTACGAAGTCGTTTCGTTTCGACCCTGAACTTGGACTGGTCATTGGGGAAACCGGCAACCCCATATATCTGCAGCTGAATAATGATGTCCTACAGTTTGTTCGCAATAACACGCCGGAGCTGATGATTACGGCGGAGGGCGTGGAAGCCAAGCGTCTCAAAGTAATATCGTCCATATCCATAGGGAACGTGATTATACAGGCGGACGATAACGGCGATGTGATTGTCAGCTAAGGAGGGGACACCATGAGTGTATATCAGACACTGACACTGGAGCAAGTTGGCCAATCCATAACCAACAATACCTCTAAAGTCCGCATCAAATGGACATCAAAGCAGACCGGCTCCAGCTATAACAACGCCCCCGGTGACAAGGCGTATTACTACATCACCATTAATGGCGGCACAAGGACAAAGCACACAGTGGCGTTTACGCTGCCGCTAAATACCACCAAGACCATCCTGGACACTACCATAACCGTTAACCACAATCCGGACGGCACCGGCAGCATCAAGGTGGAGACGTGGATGGACACGGAGATTAGCGCCGGCGTAATCACGCAGACCAAGACGCTGACGCTGGACACCATCCCACGCGCATCTGCTGTATCAGCGCCCAGCACGGGCACACTCGGCACGGCTCTTAAAATCACAATTGACCGCAAGAGCGCGAACTTTAACGACAAACTCTATTACAAGATCGGCAGCAATAGCGCTGTGCAGATCGCGGAATATGATGGCACAGCGGGAACTTATTCCTGGACACCTCCTGTTAGCCTTGCCACCAACGCGCCCAACAGCACACAGTTGGTCGTAACGATCATTACCAAAACCTACAACGGCACCGCCTATGTGGGACGGTCGGAGTGTGCGGTGACGCTGGCGATCCCGGCAAGCGAGGTGCCATCGCTGAAAGTGGCCGTGAGTGACCCCACAAACGTCAAAACCAACTATGGCGGGTACTTTGTGCAACTGCGCAGCAAGATAGCAGTTACAATTACCGGGACGGGTGTGCGAGGTAGCACCATCAAATCCTACAGCATCAAGGTGGGATCAGCTGCAGGATCGGGTAATATCTATGCCGAGTCTGCATCCAGCGGCACAACGGACTTTTTGCCCGTTTCCGGCACAGTGTGGGTAACTTGTACCGTTACGGATAGCCGCGGGCGCACGGCCAGTAAATCAATAGACTATAAAGTAGTGCCCTACAGCACCCCGACAATTGTGGCGATCTCCGCTACCCGCTGCACGCAGGACGGCACGGTCGATCGGATGGGTGCATACGCTAAAGTTACCTTTTCTGCCACCATTACTAAGCTGTATGGCAACAATACAGCCGCTTACCAGGTGCAGTATCGGAAGTACGGCACAACCGACGCATGGACAGTGGTGGCGGCGCCGGCTTCCGGGGATTACGAGCCAAAAAATATATACATCGTGTTCCCGGCCGATAAATCCAAGCGCTATACAGTGCGTGTGGTTGCTACGGATGCCTTTGTCTCCAACTATTCCAGTTTACGGGATATTCCTGCGGCTTTTGTATTGCTCGATTTCGCTAAGCGGCTGCTGTCTGTGGGCATTGGGCGGCTTTGCGATAAATCCAACGCTTTACAGATTGGGATTGATACCTATTTTGACAAGCTTGTGGATGCCCGCAAGTTATACATGCGAGGGGACGACCAGGAAAAGACCATCTTCTTCCAGACCTCGGAGGAAGCGGGAAATAAGCACAACGTACAGATTTTCGGCGGCAATGGAGCGTCTCCGACGGCGATCGGTTTGTACGATGCGCGGAATGGATATTCCGTAGCAAAGTATAACGATGCGGAGAAAAAGCTTTATCTTGGTTTGGGCAATGTTGCAGTTGTTATTGGCCAGCCGAGCTTAACAGATGCCCAGAAGGAGCAAATGAAGGCGCTTATGGATGCATATGTGGCTACTGCAACGTCACCCAATATATGGAAATATGTTGGCGAGCACACGCGAAATGACTATGCGGCGTCGAGTACGACTAAGGCGGACGGGCTGAATAAATCCAATTGCGAAACATTTGTCCAAAATATATGGATGGGGCGGGACGTGAATGACTACAAGGAGAGCACCTATACCAGCAGCGTGACAAAAGCGTTCAACTGGGGGTATTTCTTCGGATTCCTATACCGTGGCGCCTACAACCTCAAATACGCCGCCGATGCATCCAACCCCAGCAGAGTGCTTTGGCCCGGTTTTACGCGAGTGAACAGCGGCGATTATATCGGATCGTACAGCTACAACTCGCACTACGATTCCAGTGTCAGCGATCCTCAAAAGCAATCTCCGGAGAGCTGGATGGTAGCTGGAGACATGGCTTACGAGTTGATGCTCATGGGCTGCGAAATCTCTGCACATGAGATGCAGGTGGGCGACATGCTGTTTTATCGGGCGGCGAGCCTGCAGGATGGCGTTGCGGACGCATTCCAGCGTCAACAATTTCACAATATTTCCCATGTGGGGTTGTGTTATGGCTTTGATACAGCTGGCCGGCCGATCATATGCGAATGTACAAACGGCTGGAATGACCCGATTATGATCACTGGGCTCGGCGATGACTGCGAGGTGCTGCTGCCTACCGGCCATAGCGATAATAGATGGGTGTGGACGCGTACCCGTGCGGCGGCACTTGGGCGCCGATTGGTTATGGTTGCTCGCCACCCGGCGGCATTTGGGCTGGGTAGCAATGTGCCAAGTAGGATCACAACTATTTGAGTAAGCTGAGGAGGTGCGCTGTATGGATCCTCTGTGGCTGCTAATAATTGTCCCTGCATCATCGTGTATAGGGTTTATGTTTGCCGCTCTGCTGGCGGCAGGAAAGGATGACAAATGACCGAAGCAATCATCGTGGCGCTGATCACCGGCGGCCTGTCGCTGTTGGGGGTACTTATCACCAGCAGCAAAACCACACGAGACGTGGCAGCCAAGCTGGACAAGCAGCAGGCTGTCACCGATACCAAGCTGGAGGAGCTGACCCGGGAAGTCCGGGAGCACAACAATTTCGCCCGGCGCGTCCCGGTGCTGGAGGAGCAGATCAAGGTCGCCAACCACCGCATCGCGGACCTTGAACACAATCATTAATTTTTGTGGTGCCCGAATCGGGCACAGAAAGGAGCAAACCATGAAAATCCCTGACAATCTGTATGACATTCTCAAGTGGGTGGTCATCATCGTCTTGCCGGCCATCGCCACGTTGTACGCGGCTCTGTCCGCCGTGTGGGCCTGGCCGTACTCCGACCAGGTCGTGACCACCATCACCGCCGTGGACACCTTCCTGGGCGCGGTGCTGTGCATCTCCACCGCCACCTATAACAAGGAGGAAAATGAAAATGGCTAAAGTATATCTGTCTCCCAGCAATCAGACCGACAACCGCTATGCCTACGGCAACACCACCGAGGCCGTCCAGTGCGGTAAAATTGCCGATGCCTGCCGCGCCGCCCTGGAGCGCAGCGGCGTGACCGTGAAGGTGGGGCATATGCCCTCCATGCAGGATAAGTGCAAGGAATCCAACGCCTTCGGCGCAGACCTCCATGTGCCCATCCACACCAACGCCTTTAACGGCACGGTCGGCGGCACTCGCATGTTCTGCTTTAACAGCAGCGGCGAGGGCATGAAGGCCTGCAAGGCTATCTTTTCCCGGCTGGCCCCGGTGACCCCCGGCACCAGCGAGAATATCCGGGTGGATGCCTCCCTGTACGAGGTGCGGGTGCCCAGCGCCCCCACGGCCTATATCGAGTGCGAGTTCCACGACAACGCCACCACCGCCAAGTGGATCGTGGAGCATACGGTTGACATCGGCGAGGCCATCGCCCGGGGTATTTGCGATTACTTCGGCGTGACCTTTAAGGCGCCCGAGAAGCCCAAGCCCGCCGCCACCACCGATAAGCTCTACCGGGTGCAGGTGGGTGCATTTGCCGTCCGCGCCAACGCGGAGAGGATGCTGGCCAAGCTCAAGGCTGCCGGCTTTGAGGGGTATATCCGGTAACGGTAAACACCTGGAGGGCGCAGAGGACATCGCTACGCCGGCCTCACGCCCGTGCTCAACGCATCCGCACCTCCACGGCACACCGTGGGAAATGATAGATCAGCACAAAAAGATCCGCAAAAAGCTATCCACTATGGCACCCTGCCGCGCCACGGAAACGATCCGCGCGGTAGGGCTACCGGAAGACGAGGAAACCTGTGTAATTGACGTGGACGTTTTTGGCCGCACCTGCGTACAGACGGCGGCAAAACTACATATCAGCGTAGATGGATTTTACAAATTGCGCCGCCGCGCATACCAAAAACTGGCGGATGCATTCAATTCCTAAAAGTAGCCGTGCCCTTTTTGGGTGCGGCTATTTTTCTTTTTTGCACAAAAAAATAATAAAAATTTGTGTACTTCTCCCCTTGCATTGTGCGTACAAATGGCGTACACTGTAACCGCAGTAAAGATAACGGACAGGCCAATTCAGAAAGGAGCAAATCAAATGTTTATCAAAACCGAAACTCGATTGCTGGAGATTACCCTCCGCCTTTGGCGCGGCGGATGGAATGCCGGGTATGAACCCGATTGCTTTGACGATATAGGCGGTTACGATGCGCGCGATGGCCATGATGTCATTGATCTTGACGATTGTGGTTGCGACAAAGCCTATACCTATACAGATAAGGATGCCGATGAACTGATCTCTTGGTGGGAGCACGAGTGCGAAAACGCTAACAGGGGCGAAGACGGTGATGGATTGCAGGGGCTTACCGAGGACGAGATTAATAATGGGGACTCCTGGAATTTTGACGTTGAGGATGTCACAGGAGAGTATGGAGGTGAGCACTAAAATGATGGATTACTTACTGGAAAAAGAGCGATCCGAAAAACAAGAGGCGCAGGACTTGGCGGCCAAGATAAACGCCATTCCGGGGCTATTGGAAATCAGAAACGCGCAGGCCGATTTACGCGCGTGGCATCGGGAACTAAATGCGTCCTTTGATGGTGATGCAGCGTGTGGCGGTATGGGTGTCCGCCCTAAGCCGACTCACGATCTTGATGCGCTGCGCAAGCAATATCCAAAAGCTGTTGCATATCTCAAGGCGGATGAGTGGAGCAAGGCCGAAAATTACGCCAAACGCACAGCCGGTCAATCCGCTGCGCATAAAATTTTGGCGGGTGAGGATTATAACGTAGCCATATCCGAGATGGAGGAAAAATGGAGCGCATATTGCGTAGCGCATATGTGGGATTAAATTTTGGAGGTAGCAAGTGGCAAAAACAGACCGTCTCGTAATCCGGATCACGCCGGATCTCAAATCCCAACTGCAGGCTGCCGCTGAAGCGGATGGGCGCAGCGTCTCGAACTACATCGAGAAACTAATTAAAGAGGCAATAAAAAAAGAAGATTAATCATTGCAGAATCCAGGCAGAATCCGGGCAGTTTATCTGCCCGGATTTTTTTTATTATAGAGGCAAGGAGGCTGGAATATGTACGAGCGATTAATCAAATGCGGGTTTACCGCGCAAATGGCGCAGGATATTTGCATTCTGTACGCAGACGATCCCCGGGGGCTTTTAGCGTATGTGGAAATTGCTGAAAGCCTATATAGGGATTGCGATCATGTATAAATATTTTAATCCAAACCCATGCGGGAAAAACGTGTCTGATTGCACTGTCCGTGCAATCTGTAAGGCCACGGGAAAGGATTGGGGCGAGGTTTACCTCCGGCTGTGCATGCAGGGCTACTTGGACGGAGATTTACCAAACGCTAACGCCTGTTGGGGGTCTTACTTGCGCAGTATCGGATATCGGCGGCATATTATCCCGGACACATGTTCCGATTGCTACACGGTGGCGCGGTTTGCGGAGGAGCACCCAAAAGGGGCTTATATCCTTGCTCTATCCGGGCATGTGGTCTGCGTACAGGATGGCGTAATTTTTGATTCCTGGGATTCGGGCGGCGAAGTGCCCTTATATTACTGGACAACGGAAAGGATGGAATAATTATGGCTTTTACACCTTACGGCTACCAAAACCCTTATTACCCGCAGCCTATGCCGGACACACTCATGCAGATGCGGCAGCAGCAGATGCCTATGATGCAGACGCCACAGGCCCCGCAAAATCCAATCGCACAGGGCGGGGTGCAATGGGTAAGCGGCGAGCAGGAGGCCCGGAATTGGATGATAGCGCCTAATGCGGCGATTGCGTTATGGGACAGTACCGCGCCTACCGTCTATCTCAAGCAGGCAGATGCAAGTGGCAAGCCGACACTCAAGATTTACGACCTTGTAGAGCGCGCAGAAACGCCCCGTACAGCTCCGCAGGAAAAGGGCGTGGAATTTGTCACTCGCAAGGAGTTTGACGCGCTGGCGGCGCTTGTGGGCGAAATAAAGGGCAAAAAGAAACGCAAGGAGGACGATGACGATGAATAATCCGTTTATGGCCGCGCTGGGCGGCGGGCAGAGCTCTATGGGCAACTTTGCACAGATGGTGCAGCAGTTCAACCAGTTCAAAGCAAATTTCAAGGGCGACCCTAAAGCGGAGGTCGAAAAGCTCTTGCAGAGTGGTAGGCTAAACCAGCAGCAGCTCAATCAGCTACAGCAGATGGCGAAGCAGTTTCAATGCCTGATGCAGTAATCATCAACATAAATCAACATCGTGGCCACGATTTGATGAATAAAAATTTTTCAAAGGAGTGATACTATGTCTCTTTCTGACGGCGGCGTTCAGGCCACTATGCCTGTTGCGCCAACCGGCATGATGAACAGCGGCTTTGGCGGCTTCGGCGGCGATGGCGCGTGGTGGATCATCATTCTTTTCCTGTTTGTTTTCTGCGGCTGGGGAAACAACGGCTGGGGAAACAACGCCGGCAATTCCGGCGGCGTGGTCGACGGCTATGTGCTGACCTCTGACTTTGCCAATGTCGAGCGCAAGATCGACAGTGTAAATCAGGGCCTTTGCGACGGTTTTTACCAGCAGGCGCAGCTTGTCAACGGCACTAACATGGCGATGGCAAACGGCTTTGCACAGGCCGAGCTTTCCCGCAGCAACCAGCAGGCGGCGCTCATGCAGCAGCTCAACGCCATGCAGATGCAGGCCGCTAATTGTTGCTGCGAAAACCGTGCAGCTATCGCGCAGGTGCGCTACGACATGGCGACGCAGGCGTGCGACACGCGCAACACCGTGCAGAACGCCACACGCGACATCATTGACGCGAACAACCAGAACAGCCGCGCCATCCTCGACTTCCTGACGCAGAGCAAGCTGTCCGACCTCCAGACCGAGAATCAGAATCTGAAACTGGCAGCATCTCAGGCCGCGCAGAACAACTATCTGATCTCGCAGCTGCGTCCGTGCCCTTCGCCTGCCTACATTACTTGTAACCCGTGGGCGGGCAGCGGTTACGGCGGCTGCGGCTGCAATCAGGGCTGCGGCTGCTGACAACTGCATAGCATAGCTTCTCGGTCACCATATCGGTGACGTTACCGAGATGGTCGGCCCCGTGCCGATACTACGACAACGCGGCGGGGCTATTGCCTCGCCGCTGTATTTTTAGAAAGGACTGAAATATATGGCTGAATATGTGAATCCCGGAATCGCGACCGTCCCCGCTGGGCAGAATGTACCGCTGATTGCAACGGCGGCTTGCGGCAAGCCCTGCATCGTCCACCGTGAGGGCAGCGGCCTTGTTACCCTGCGTGGGCTGACGCAGCAGTGTAAGGCGCGTTTTAAGGTGAGCTTTGGCGCAAACATCGCTGTCCCCACGGGTGGAACGGTAGGCGCGATCACCACGGCGCTTGCCGTCAACGGCGAAGCACTCAACGGAGCAACGGCGACCGTCACCCCGGCTGCGGTGGAAAACTATTTTAACATCTACGTCAGCGCCATCGTGGAAGTGCCGCGCGGCTGCTGCGTGACTGTGGCAGCGAAGAACACCAGCGCGGAGGCGGTCAGCTTTGCCAATAGCAACCTGACCATCGACCGTGTGAGCTGAGAAAGGAGAACACAATGGGTATGAAATCTATGTATGAACTGCGGGATATGCTCTGCAAGGAGCTGGACGAACTGGCCCGAAAAGGCGAATTGGGTGCGGGTGACCTGGAAATTGCCCACAAACTGACAGCAACCATCAAGAACATAGATAAAATTGACATGATGGAATCAGAAGGCTATTCTGGCGGCGGTGATTGGGAAGCGGATATGCGCGGCGCCTATGGCCGGGGCAGCTCCTACGCGCGGCGCGGATCGCACTATGTGCGCGGACATTACAGCCGCGCGGATGGCGCGGAGCATCTGCGCACCCAGCTAAACGACATGATGCGGGAAACGGATGACGAGCGCGTCAGGGAGGCCCTGCGCCGCGCTGTCAGCCTTATGGAGAATTAAAGGGGGATTCCCC